GACGGCTCCGCGGCCGGCGCGCAGGTGAGTGGCGCCAACCAGAACGTGAACTACCGCACCGTGAAAGGCTCGGCTGGCACCAAGGGCATGACGCAGAATTTCGTCATCACTGGCGGCGGCGCCGCTGCCACCATCAAGGCTGGCGAGGTGTTCACCATCCAGAACTGCTTTGCGTGGGACTGGCGGAATCAGCAGGCCTTGGACTATCTCCAGCAGTTCACCGTGCTGGCGGATGTCACCTTGGACGGCTCGGGCGCCGGAACGCTGTCCATCAGCCCGGCGATCATCGCGGCCGGCACCAATGACGGTGTGAGCACCGACGCCAACAATGCCTTCGGCACTGTGGACTCGGTTCCGGCGAACAACGCCTTTATCCAGTTCGCTGGTGCGGCGTCCGCCAAGATGCGCGTCAAGGCGGCGTTCCAGAAGCGGGCTATCTCGCTCGTCTCCACCCGCCTGCAGATGCCGTTTACCGGCGTTGCCAGCTTCACGTCCGACCCGGAAACCGGGCTGGCCGTGCGCTACTGGCGCGGTTCCGACATCCAGACCGGCGCGCATATCCACCGCTGGGATATGATGTACGGCGCGGACGTCCTGGACCCCTTCTTGGGCACCCGAGTCTGCGGACAGTAATGGACAAGGCGCCGTCTCTCATGGGGCGGCGCCTTTCCTTTCACCGACATTCACCGAAATTCTGGAGTAACGCACATGCGCAACGGTTATCTCAGCATCCTGCAGGCCGGCCTCATCGCCAACCTGCCAACAGTGGACAGCGACGCCGACGGCCCGCTGCCGAAAATCTACTACGCCACCGACACCAACGCCGTTTACATTCTGAATCCGGCCCACGCCGGCGGCGCTGCCTATGAGCTGCTGATGCAGTTCAAGCCGGTGACTGTCGCCAACCTGCCGACCGCCAACCTCATCACAGGCAGCGAGGCGGTTGTTTCCGACGCCACCACGCCCGCGCTGGGCTCCACGGTGGCCGGCGCCGGTGCGGTCCAGGTGGCCGTTATCTGGAACGGCACCAACTGGAAAGTGGCGTAACGCCACCACCCCTTGCATGACCAGAGGCGGCATGGCACTGTGCTATGTCGCCTCTTTTCACATCCACTGGAGACCCACAATGAGCAAGCACCAGCCCACCATGGCGTGGCACCCGAAAACGGGTGAAAACCAGATTTTCAACCATCCCGATGAAGTGCCCAGCGATTGGCTGCACACCCACCCCGACAACGTGAAGGCCAAGGCGCCCGAAGCCGAGAAGCCCGCCGCCACCGCGCTCCCGATGTCGCGGGACGAAATCACCAAGGCGCTGGCGGATTTTGAAATCCCGTTCAAGGCCAAGGCCAAGGACAAAGACCTGTATGCGCTGCTTGAAAAGAGCCTGCGCGATCATTTTGCGGCCGAGAAGGTGGACGTGGCGGATGACGCCGACGTGCCCGCCCTGCTGGCCCTGGTGAAGCCCAAAGACGAGTAACCCGACATGACCACGGCGGCCAACATTATCTCCGACGCCTACCGCGAAGGTAATTTGATCGCCGTGGGATCGTCCCCCAGCACCAACCAGCAGACGGAGGCGCTCACCCGACTCAACGCGCTGGTGAACGGCATTTTCGGCTATGAGCTGGGCGAAAACCTGGCGGACTGGATTTATCCGGCGCCGCAGCGCACCGCCCCTGTTGCGGCGAATTATCCGCAGCTACCTGGCGGCTGGGACGGTATCAGCGACCCGCTGTCGCTTGGCACCTTGACCAACACGCAGTGGACGCCCTACCCGCCAAAGAACAGCCGCATCGTGTGGGGACAGACCACCGGCACGCTCTATTTCCCCGAGGCGCCCGACCCGGGCAGCCGCATGGGCATTGTGCAGGGCTCCGGCGCCGGCGACTCCGGCTCTGCCGGCCAAATCATCACGCTGGACGCCAACGGCCGCTTTATTCAAGACCCGGCTGATAGCAGTTTCAAAGCCAGCATCACGCTCACCAGCGCGTCCAACTTCGCGGCGCAGGAGTGGTTTTATCGGGATGACCTCGCGCAGTGGATTCTCCGCAAGGACATGATTCTGACGGACCCGCTGCCGTTCCCCAAGGACTATGACGATTTCTTTGTCTGCGGAGTAATGATCCGCTTCGCGCCGCGCTACGGAAAGGTGGTGGCGCAGGAGACTGTCGCCGCCGCGACGGCCGCCCTCAAGCGCCTCAAGGCCCGCTACCGGCAGAAGGCGCCGACCGTTTACGGCTCCCAGAACTTCCCGGCCGGCTATCAGTCATTCGCCGCAGGCCCGTGGTGGTGTTAAATGGTCAACATCCCTCTGGGCAAGAACGCCTACAAGCGGACGTACGCCGGCGAGCCGGAAATCATCCTGCAAAATCGTTATGTCGAAAAAGACCCGTCCAATCTGGTGGAGGGAACGGCGCTCATCACCCGCCCGGGCTCTGACAGCCTGGTGCAGGCCGCCGGCGGCACGATTCGCGGCAACTATTCAAAGCTAGGCCTGTTCAACGGCGATTTGCTGACGGTGAGCGGCCACAACCTCTGGCGCATTGATTCCGTCACCGCTGCCGCAACCCAGATAACCGGCACGATCGCCGGCGACAATAACCCCTACCTCACCTGGATGAAGGGCATTGGGTATGAGTATGTGTTCATTTCCGATGCTTCGACGCTGCGCTATGCAGCCGTTGGCGACACGGCTCTAACAGCCGTCACCGGCATGGGCGGCGGCGAGCTGCCGAAGGCGCTGGCCACGGTCTCCGGCTTCGTGCTGGTGTCGGTGGCGAACAGCCAGAAGGTTTATTTCATTGAGCCTGGCGCGGTGGTGATTGACCCGCTCAACTTCTTTGAGAAGGAAAGCGCGCCGGACAATGTGCTGGACATGCTCACGGTGGGCGACCATACGCTTATCATGGGCAACGGCTCCACGGAGAGCTGGTACGCCACCAGCGATTTCAACGCGCCCTTTGCGCCGATCAAGGGCCGCGTATATGCCCGCGGAATCGTGGAGGGAACGCCCGTCCTGGTGGATGATACCTGTGTGCTGGTGGGCAATGACGGCAAAGTTTATACCATTGGTGACGCGGGCGGCGAGGGCGGCTACGGCGGCTACGGCGTCCAGCGCATTTCCACCAACGGCATTGAGGAGCGAATCCGCACCCAGCTCCGCATGGAACAGGGGTTCACGCCATGACCAGCGGCGCCCTCATGGGCTATCCCCACCAGAATACCGCCGTAGGTGTCACTGACATAGGCTTTTTCTATGACGGCCGCTTTGGCAACGTGTACGGGCTTTGCAGCAGCCCGGCCGGCCTGCGAAAGTGGGATGCGTGGCCGAACGGCGCGGAGGTTCGCGTACGCACCTTGGCGGACCTCGGCGGTCCTACGCTCAATAATCCGGTGTGCCAGATTTATCGGGCGTCGCAGTTCGTGGTGAGCGCCGGCATATCCAACACAGCGGCCCTCTATGCCTTCAATCTCACAGATTTGACCTGGAATGGCACGTTTGGCGTGAACAGCTCCGACGTGACCAACTCCGGCCCTTACCGCATCTTGGCCTCGTCTCAGCTTGCTGCCTTCCTGGACCTGCACGGCAACGACATTGTGGTAGCTACACCGATCATGTCCGGCAGTTTGACCGGCGGCGCTGAGCTCAACACGATAAGCTGGGGCCAAAAGACCAACCTAAAGTTTAACGCCACTGACTACAAAGCTGTCCTCGGCTCTGTGCCGGATGGCTCTGGTGATTGCGTCTGGGTGCTGGGCTGGGGCAACGGCTACCCTATGCACCTCTACAAAATCCACGGCAGTAATCAGGCCATCGGCGGCATGACCATGACCACGATCGCGTCTGTGAATCCGGCTGACATTGATGCCACTTGGACGAACGTAACCACAGTTTACGGCGTCACGGTGGACCAGACCGATGGGAATCCCATTTGCGGCTTTGAGACCACGGACGCGGTGGCCCACCAAGGCCGATTTGTGAAGTTCAACGCCGTAACAGGCGCGATTATGTGGAACATAGCTGTCGCCGGGAGTTCGGGCGGCATTGCCTACGGCCGCGAGGACATGTCAAAAAATGTCGTTAAAAATGGCCGGATTTACTACTTCGGCACCGACGCAAAGAGCCTTTGGACCATTGACACGATCGCCGGCACGGCCAGCGAGACTATCCTAGACCCGGCGGCCGGGCCGGAAAGCATCAATGGCCATCAAATGTCGGAGGACGTCACTAACTCAATCCTGTGGTACGGCGGCTTTACGCCGAACACGATAGACCCGGTTTATCTCGGCAATTACTGCGGCGTTCAAGGCATTCACACGGCCAACCACACCGGCTGGCGATTCTGGCCCAACGGTGTCCCAAGCCCCGCGCCCAGCACGTTTAACCAGGCAGTTTCGACCAACCGCAAGCGCGCCTGGACCTTCACGCTGGACGGTCACACCTTCTATGTCCTGGACCTTGGCCAGGAAGGAACGTTCGCTTGGGACAAGACCACCAACGAGTGGGCGCAGTTTATCACTAAAGGCTACACGGCCTGGAACTTCTGCAACGGCTGCATGTGGGGCCAGCGTATCGTGGCCGGGGACCAGATCAGCACCGACGTCTGGGAAATGAATCCCGGCTCGCTATTCGACAACACAGCAACGGTGGTTGAGCATGTGGTGTCGGGCGGAATTGCCACGCGCAACCGCATTTTCCACTCGGTGGAATCCTTCACGCTGGCCGCTTCTGTCAAGTCGCTCATGGCGCCTGGCTCTGCCACCGTCACGCTGTCTTTCAGCGATGACCAGGGCGTGACCTGGCAGACCATGGACACAATCGCGCTAACTGGCGCGAGCGATCAGGAGATTGCCTGGACGTCTTTGGGATCATTCGCCAACCCGGGGCGGGTGTTTAAAATTTCCGACTCCGGTGCCTTCCTGCGCATTGATGGCGCCGACGCGAACATTGACAATTTTGACGAGCAGCCGCCGGCCGGCGACGGGGCCTAGTCATGGCGGACCTCACAAACAGCGTGAATCCGCTAAGCTGGAACGTCCCGATTGTGGACAAGCTCGGCCGCGCGACGCTGGAATTCCAGCTCAAATGGGAACAGCAGGCGCGCACTAACGGCAGCATCCCGGACCTCACCACCGCGGCCAAGGTGTCGGCTGTGCTGGACGAAATCGGCAGCACGCGCGGGAGCATCCTGGCGCGCGGCGCAAGCGCATGGGGCCCGCTGGCGATCGGCGGCGCCAACACGATTTTGTCCTCCACCGGCTCAGACCCGGCTTGGTCCTCACTCAGCAGCCTGCTTGACACGCTGGGCAGCGCGCGGGGTGATATTCTATTCCGCGGTGCGGGCGGCTGGGCTGTGCTGGCGCCCGGCACGGCAACCAATGTGCTCACCTCGGCCGGCGCCGGCGCCGATCCCACATGGAGCCCTGCCGCTGGCGGCGGCGCGGCGGTGTCCTCCGTAAATGATGATGGGACGAATTTCTATATCGCCCTGATGGACGCGAACGGGCAGCTCATTTTGGACGGCGCCGGCGACCCGGTGTTTTTGCCGGAGACGTTTCCGCCCGCGGCGATCCCGGCGGCAGTGCCGTATCCGACCGGCTACCGGCGCGGCGGCACCACTTCCAACAATGCTGGCACGCCGAACACAAAAATTGATATTGCTGCCTTTACCGGCCGCGATAGCACAGATACGGTCAACATAAAGACGGCTGGGACGCTCACCATCGACGCCGCCGCGGTTGGCGCGAACGGTCTGGACGCCGGCTCCCTGGCGAACACCACCAGCTATTTCTCCTTCGTGATCCAGAAAGCAGATGGCACCACAGCATCGTTGCTTTCCACCAGCCCGACCGCGCCGACGCTGCCCAGCGGCTATCTGTATTTCCGCCGTGTCGGCTCTCACCGCACGGACGGCTCCGCGCACTTTCTGGCTTACATCCAGAACGATAAGAATTTTAATCTGGCGGCCTCGGTCCAAGACTTGCACAGTGTAAACCCCGGCACGTCAGCAATAACTACGGCCCTCTCTGTCCCTCTCGGCATCATTGTGTTTCCGATGCTCACCGTGAACTGGGTGGTGGACGGCAGTATCACATTCTTGATCTCGCCAATAGTTGTTCCAGACTTGGCTCCATCATTCCCGGCCACGATGACCGGCGCCGTTACAGGCGCGACGGCGGGCGGCACCTTCGTTCTAACGCACATACCGACCAACACCAGCGGACAGGTGCGATCCCGCACTAACTTCTCTGATGCCGGTGTCACCTTGAATCTCGTAACTGCGGGCTGGATTGACCCGTTATTGGATTGACCATGAGCGACCAACCCATTTATGTGCAGATACGCGACCTTGAAGTGCAGCAGGCCCGCGCCGTCCGCGAATATCTGCTGGGCGACGCCACCGCCCTAGCGCGCCTCAAGGACATTGACGCAAAAATAGTTGCGCTCCGCGCGCAGCTCGCGGGGGAGTGACGCCATGGCCTCGCCCAACGTCACCACCTATTTCGCCGCCGGCACCCTAGCGAGCCGTCCAGCCACGCCGCTGGTAGCCGCCGGCTGCATGGCACTCTACTACGCCACGGACACCCTCTCACTCTACTGCTACGCCAACGGGGCGTGGCACAGCATCTAAGGTGCCACCATGACCGCCACGGTTCTAACCTCCTATATCGGCCAAGGCCTGCTGGCCGCGCGCCCGGCCACGCCCACCCTTGTCACCGGCGCCGCGGGCTTCTGGTATTCCACCGACACCAACATTCTGTCCGTGTACGCCGGGGGCGCCTGGCATGACATTGTGAGCGGCGCCCCGACGCTGATTCAGCAGAAAGCCGTGGTGAACACCAATTCCGTGACGCTCGGCGCGGCGCCGACGCAGGGCAATTTGCTGTTGGCCATCACCACCGACCTTGGAACCAGTGAAACCGCGTCGGCCGGGTGGACTAAAATAAGTTTCACCTCCGCCGCTAACGACGGTTCCGGCTTCTTCTGGAAAGTGGCCGGCGTAAGCGAAAGCGCGACGCAAACGCCTCTTACCGGCCTCAGCACCGGGAGCTGCACCATCTTTGAACTGAACAATGCGACGCCGGCGGCTCTATTCGCCAACAATGTGGACCTTAGCGGAACGGCGATCGCAGCTTCCATCACCGCCGCCAAGTCCAAAAGCGGCATTATTCTGGGCGTTGCCTCAAATCGCTCCGCGGCCGTTGCTCCCACCTCCATCACGAACGCCACGATGCTGGGGGCCGCGGTCCAGGGCGGCAGCCGCACAGTCCAGCCGTTCAAAGTCACGGCACCGGCGCAGGGCGTCAACACGGTCACGGCCAACTATGCCAGCAGCCAGGGCGCGGCTATTCCCATGATTGAGGTGGGATAGGTGCAGCTTCGTACAGTTATCTGCGACAAATGAGTCAAGGTGACGTTTCAAGGTGACTCGTTCAAATTGATTCCAAGTCCTTAAAGGGTTCCATCATTTTTAAATCATAGGTTGAGCTGTGTTAGGGGCTTGACCGTAAGGAACTGGGCAAATGCTGCATAGCCGTTCAGAACTTTTAAACTACGTCGCAAATCAACCCGAAGTGATTTGCGGAATCGCGCCGGGCTATACGGGGGTGGATTTAAGCTCCCTCTCCGCCAAGCCCAACACGCTCATTTTCGGGGACGAGCATGGCGTGCTGATGTTCAACTATCTGGGTGACGGCATCTATGAGGGCCATTACCTGTTCACCGACACGCTGGCGCGGCGTGACGCCATGAAGCTGGCGCGGCGTGCTATCAAGGAGCTCTTTACAACGCACTGTGCTTCGGCTATTAACGGTGTGACCCCACGCGCCAACCTCGGCGCCCGCGCCTTTAACCGCGCCCTCGGTCTCGTTCCTGTCGGAGAAGCGACCGACACGGCGGGACGGTCCTGCATCAAATACAGGCTGGAGCGCGCGTCGTGGCATCACTCATTGGACCGGCGATTGGTATAGCGGGAAGCCTGTTTGGCGGCTCCTCGGCGCAATCTGGCGCGGGTGCAGCCCAGAAACTAGACCTCACCGGCTACAACTATCTGACGTCGGGCGCTGGCTCTGGTTACACGAACACAGCCGCGGCCAACGGCGTGGCCGGCTCCAACACTTCCCAGCGCCTCCAGGGCACCCAAGCCGACCTGTTGGGCGTTGGTGGCGATCCAGCCGCCGCTAAAACTGCCTTCAACAACTATCTGGGCAGCACCGGCTACAATTTCCAGATGGACCAGGGACAGCGGGCCATCACCGGCTCCGCCGCCGCGCGAGGCATCCTGAATAGCGGCAGCACCGCCAAGGCGCTCACGTCCTTTGGCCAGGGCCTTGGCGCCAGCTATTTCAACAATTACCTTGGCCAGCTCAGCGGCCTGAACACGCAGGCCTCCAACAGCGCGACGCAGGGGCAAAACGCGGTATCCGCGGCGGCCGGCGCCGGCAGCTCGGGCGGCGTGGCAGCGGGCACAGCAGCACAGAACGGCGCCAATACTATGGGCGGCGCGATCGCGGGCGCGGCAGGTATCGCCGCCGGCGCTGCAAATAACTTCTTCGCGCCGAAGCCTGCAGCCCCCGTCGGACAGACCTCCGGCCCCGCATTTAATTGGTCCTAAGCCATGGTTGACATCACCAATTCCCTGAATCAGGGCGCCGAGTTTGAGCGGGGCCTTACCAATGACGAGCGCAAAACAGCCGCCTACAACGCGCTGTCGAATACCTATGGCGTGGCCCTGGCCGGCGATCCCGACACCGCGCTGAAAGACCAGGAATTCACCCAGCGCGAACAGACCAACCCGATCGCGGTAAAACAGGCACAATCCACGCTCGCCGGCACTGACCTGGAAAATGCTGGCAAGACGGAAAGCAACAAATTCAACGCGCTGGCCGATCCGTTTAAACTCACAGCCTTGTCCGACGCCAACGCGAACACCGAAGCCACCACGGCCCAGACAAAGGCCAATACCAACCGCACCAACGCACTCCTGCCTGGCGAGCTGACGCAACAGACCGCCCAGACCGGGCTTACCCGCGCGCAGACCGGCTTGACCGGCGCAGAGACCGCGCACACCAAGGCGGAAACGGCACAGTCCAATTTCACGCTGAACACGGCGCAGGCTGCCCAGCAGCGCACCACCGCCATGGGCTTGCTGGCCGGCCTGTCCGACACGGCCGCCAATAACGGCGACATTGGCGCAGCCTTCGACAAGGTGGCGCCGCTCATTGCGCAGTACGAGGGCGTTACGCCCGACCACCTGCAGGGTCTCCGCGCCCAGCTTGTCGCGGACCCGACGGGCACAATCAACAAACTCAGCACCGCGATTCAGGCCGCCAACCTGCAGGCCGCCGGCGGCAAGGGCGCCACCGGGGCGCTCAACATGCTGAAATTCAGCCAAGGCCAAATGAACCTGGCCGACGGGCTGCAGTTCACGCGCCAGCGCATCGCCGCGGTGCCGGACCTGACACAGCAGGCCTTGGATTTGCTGCCTCAAATGTCCAGCCTCGCCACCGTGCGCAAGGCTAAGGCCGCAATCCCCGGCACGCCGGAATATCAGTTCAACGCCATTGCGCACCAGATTCAGGGCAACTTGTCCTTGGACGATTTGCGCTCACTGCGCGAGGGCGGGCTGTCGCTCGGCCGCACCAATCTGGCGGAATTCGCCGCCTCGGCAAACGCGATCGCCAACACTGACTTGGGCCTGGACCCCGCCATGATCCGCGGCAATCTCCAGCGCGTCCAGAACACCTACAAAGGCACCATCACGGCTCTGGACTCGCAAATTGCGCGGGCCCGGGCCACCGGCGGCGGTGCGCGCGTGGCCTCGCCTCAGTATGTCGCCGGCCAGCAGTACAAGGACGCCAAGGGTAACGTCGCAACATGGGACGGCACTAAATTTGTGCCGGCAAAATAATGCCTTTCGACGCTTCAACAGCTCAGCCTCTTAACGGCTTCGATCCCAGCTCCGCCCAGCCGGCCCAGCCGCAACAGCAGCCGCCGCAAGGCGGCGGAACGGACGGCGGAAGCCTGCTCCAGGACGCTGGCCAAATGCTTTTCACCGCGCTGCACAGCGCCGCGGACACGGCCACCTTTGGCCTGGCCGATAAGGCCAGCGCCGGGCTCGCCTCCGCTATCAGCCCTATGACGGGCAAGCCACTCAGCTTTGAGGAGGCTTACGGCCGCATCCAGGCCAATAACGCCAAGCTGCGTGCCAATAACCCCGGCTCGGCGCTGGTGGGCGACGTCGCAGGCATCGGGCTGGGCGCTGGAGGCATCGCGCGAGCTGCCAAGTTGATCCCTGGCGCCAGTGCGCTCACCGAAGCGCTGCAGCCTGTCGCCCGGTCCCCCGTGACCAATGTGCTCAAGTCCGCCGCTACCGGCGCGGCCGGCGCGGGGGCCTACACCGCCGCGGATGACGCGATTCGCAATGGCGACGTGAACCCGGAAAATATAGCCACAAATGCCGTTGTCGGCGCCGCTGTCGCGCCCGCTGTCTCCAAGATCGGCACCGCCCTTGTGCGCGGCGTGCAGAGCTCCAGCACCAAGGCCATGATGCTGCTGGCCGACAAGCTGGGCGAAACGCCCGGCGTGCTCCAGCGCGCCTATGACAATTTCAACGCCGCCACCGGCCGCGTGCCGACCATGGCGGAGCTGGTGGGCATGAAGTCCACCGGCGAGCTCCGCCAGCTCGCGCAGAATAACCCGGTCATTCAGCAGGCCGCCAATGAGGCAGCCGACACCGCCAGCAGCCAGCGGCCGCAATCCCTCGGCGCTATCGTGGACCAGAACAGCGGTGGACCGCCTCAAGAGGTGAAACAGCTCACCGACGCGCGGCGAGACCGCATGACGCAAGCCATGGACCCGATCCGCGACACCAACGTAGGCGTGGATACCAACGACGTGGGCCTTCTCAGCGATCCGCGCGTGCGGAGTGTAATTCGTGCCGATCCGAACTTGTCCCAGCGGGTGCGCGACGCCATCCAGGAGGTGCGCGACAACGGCCAGAGCGACATCCTGACGATTAACGACATTGACAGTATCCGCAAGAGCATTCGCGGCCAGCAGACCGCTTACCTCAACCCCAGCAATCCGCGCCTTAACCCCCACATCGCGTCTCAGTTTGGCGATTTGGCGGACAATATCGCCGCGTTGGGCACCTCCGCAGATACACGTTATCAGGACGCTTTGGAGCAATTCGAGCGCGATTCCCACTATGTTGAGGGCTTCAAACACGGCCGCGCCGGCAAGACCATCGGTGAGGCCGACCGCCCGGACCTTAGCGCTTCACTGGACACGCCCGAGGGCCAGGCCGGCCATCAAGCCGGCATCGCAACGCGCGTTGGCGACGCCGCGGGCTCCTCCAATGCTGGCGCGACGCGCACGGCTGCAGACCTGGCCGAAGGCGCCGGCGGTGACACCGCCACGCTACGCAGCGCGATCGGCCAGAGCCGCTTTGCGCCGGTCCAGCGCGCCGCCGCGGCCGAGTCCCAGAGCGCTAAAAACCTGTCGGAAATCAGCGGCCGCGTGTCGCCCGAGGATGACGGGTTCAGTGGCAAGCAGGCGGCGCAAGCTGTCGGCGCGGCTGCGTCTCACAGCCCCAGCGGAATGCTGTTTCACCTCTCGCGCGCCATTCCCTCTTTCACGAAGCTGTCCCAGCCGGTGCAGACGCAGGTAGCGCGCTATCTGCTCAACCCGCAGATGACACAACAGGGGATAAATCTCCTCCGCCGTGCCGGCGCGAAGGATGACCAAATCCGCAAACTCGCCGTTGCGCTCAGCACCAGTGCTGGAGCGAACACGGCCAGCACAATGCAGCAGTAAGGCGCACCGTGTCATGGAAGAATCTCACGTCAAGGTACTGATTCACGCGGCTGACACCGTGTCCGCTCTGGCGATTTTGGCCGCTTTTGCTGGGTTTTTACCTCCCCTGGCAGCCTTTGGCGCCTTCTGCTGGTACGCCCTGCAGATATGGGAAAGCCGCACCGCGACCGCATGGCGCCGCCGTCGGCATATCAGGGCAATCCGCCGCCGGCGCAAGGCGCATCACAAGGCCGCTTGACACGTCACAGTGACACAGCATAGCGTCTCCCCCATCACAACGGGAGACACCATTGGCCAAGCTCACTTACGCCCAAGTCCGGGCGACCGCAGCCCTCTACAACAAGCACAAAGGCAACGTTTTCAAGGCCGCGTCGGCCTCCGGTATCAATCGAAACACGCTGATTGGCCGCGTCAGTGCCGGCAAAGGCCGCTATCCAAAGCTATTCAAGGAATTCCCTCTCGCCACGGGCGGCCAGAAGCCGCAGCCGGAACCGACCCTAGACCACGACGTCAAGCTGCACCGCGCGACCAGCGCCGCCAGCATGTCGCAGGCCCGGCTCAAGGACGCTGCCAAGCGCATCGCGGAGCTGGAGGACCGTATCAAGGATTTGGAATGGGGCGCGAAGGCCTCGTTTGATCCCGCCGAGTGGACCCTGACGCCGCGCAGCGATCGCAAGCGCGAGCACATGCCCTATTTGTTGACGTCCGATTTCCAGGCCGGTGAAGTCATTCGCGCCGAGGAGACCGAGGCGGGCTACGGCTACGACTCCGAGATTTTCCGCCAGCGCTATCGGCGGATGATTGACACCACAATCTATCTTTCCTTCAACCACGGCGGCCAGGGCTGGGTTTATCCCGGCATCATCTATGCCCGCGGCGGCGACACCATCAGCGGCGGCATCCATGAGGAGCTCCGCGACACAGACGACATGACGCCCATTGAGGCGGTGCAGTGCGTCTTTGAGGAGGAGTCGGCCGGTATCGAAAAGCTGGCCGAGGCCTTCGGCAAGGTGGAGGTGAAAACCCCTGGCGGCGCCGGCAATCACGACCGCACCACCATGAAGCCGCGCACCAAGGGCACCAAGGCGCACAGCTACGACTCCCTTATCGCCTTCATGCTGGCCCACCACTTCCGCACCGACAAGCGGGTGACGTTCCAGACGAGCGAATCCTTTGACGTCCGGTTTCCGATCTACGACATGAACATTCTCCTGACGCACGGCGACCGTATGGGCAGCTCCGGCGGGCAGGGCTTCATCGGTCCCATGGCCACCATCATGCGCGGCGCTCAAAAGGTGATCGCGGAACAGATGGCCCTCGGGTTCAAGATTGACCGCGTGGATCATGGCCATTTCCACACCCCCGGCTACATGGGCTGGGTGCTCTCCAACGGCTGCCTGCCCGGCTATTCCGAGTACGCCAAGCAGTACCGGATGCGGCCCAGCCCGCCTCAGCAGTTCCTCCTCTATCACCACGCAAAGCGTGGCGTCGTGGACATCAAGCCCCTGACGTTGGTGGGCTGATGCTGGTGCTCGCCCTCTGCTGTCTGCCTTGGGAAATCGGGGGCGCGCTCGCCTTCGGGACCAGCGGTCACACATGGATCGCCGCCGCGCTGTTGTCCGCCGCGATCGTCACAGTCCTTGAAATCGCAAATGGAGGCCCCCGTGCCGAAACTGAAAACTCAAAGCGTTGAACCCAAGACGGCCGAGGACATGCGCCCTGGTGGCAACGCCCGCGCGGCGCTCTACAGCTTCGTGCAGCGCTATGAGCGCCTGCAGGAGGAAAAGGAAGCCCTCGGCGCGGACCAGCGCGAAGTCATGGAGGAGGCCAAGGGTACGGGCTTCGACACCAAGATAATGCGCCAGGTTATCCGGCGCCGCGCCATGGACACCGCCGACCGCGTGGAGGCTGACGCTCTGCTGGACACATACGAGGAGGCCGTTCAGGCCGCCGAGGCCGCGGAGCGAAAGCAATCCGAAGCCGACGGCGAATAGGGGCGCGGGGAGACACCATGCTTATAGTTCCAGAGCACAACGCGATTTTCATTTTCCCGCCGCGCACCGGGAGCACCACCCTTCACTACGCTATCCGCGACGTCTGCCCGCTCAGCATCCTGCTGTATCGGCACGCAGAACGCGACGCCATCCCGCCGGGCTTTGAAGCCTTCAAGGTATTTGGCTTCGTCCGCCATCCCCTGGCGCGCATGTGGAGCCTCTATAAATTCCTCTGCCAGCTTGACCCAGAGAAAAGCGCGACGTGGGCGCAGGGCCAGGTTATGACGCTGCTGGAAAGCGTCCAGGGCAAGACCTTTGAGACCTGGCTGCTTCATAACGAGGAGCTGTTTCTGCCGGCCATGACCGGCCACCCGGGCCTGTATCAGCGCCACTACATGCCCGAGACCACCAAGAGCCAGTGGCACTATCTCCGCCCGGACTTGGGCACCGAGATACTGCCTTTCGCGGACCTGGCGAACTGGATGCAGCACCTCGGCATCCCGGCCACGCACCTGAACAAGACCACGCACCGGCTGGCCATGCCGGAGCTCACCAAAAACATATCCAAGCACCTGGAGGCTCACATGCTCTGGGAATTGGAAATGAACCTGGAGTGCGTCTGATGGGAAAAGGAAAACTCATTCCCAGCGCGTTTGGCCCTTTGGGCGTCACCATGGCGCGCGATGACGCGGACTATAACCGATCCATGGCCCATTGGGACACCGGCAAGATGGCCGGCACCGACCACGGCCGCGGCCACAACCAGAGCACCGCCAGCGGAAAGCCCTTCTGGGTGCTGGACGTGCGGCCGGAGGACATCCGTATTTACGACATTGCCCAGCAGCTCAGCCGGGTGTGTCGCTTCGGCGGCGCCCTGCGGGATGACGTGGAGTTTTTCAGCGTCGCCCAACACTGCTGTCATGTGAGCGACCATTGCCCGCCGGAGCTGCGGCTGGAGGGTCTCCTGCATGACGCGCACGAAGCCTATATCCCGGACTTGCTCAAGCCCCTCAAGCTGAATCTCAAAAAGCTGGGCTTTGACTGGAAGCTGCTGGAGCACCCGCTGGAGGTGGCCGTGCGCCGCCGCTACGGGCTGTCCGATCAAATGCACCCGGACGTGAAACAGCAGGACTATCTCGCCGTCGCCACAGAACACCACCAGCTCCAGCACGTCACTGGCGAGGTGGATTGGGGCACGCTGCCAGAGCTCTGGAAAGACCTGGTGATTGAGCCATGGCATCCGCGCCGCGCTCGCCAGGAATTCCTCGTCCGTTTTTACAGCCTCTACAAGGGAGATTAGCCGTGGCCATGATGACCGATGACGAAAAGCGCCGTGCGATGGAGTGCCGCTGCAAAGGGGACATTGGCGGAGCTCTTATTCACGCCGCCGGCTGTCCTGCTACGGCCAACGCCCAGCGCATGGTGGGCGCCGATCGGCTGTCACCGGCTGGCTTCGGCGCCGCCCAAGCTGGCGACACGCAGGAGGCGCGGAAGCTGGACATGGGCAAACCGCCGATTGTTGAGGGCTTCCTGGACTATTTCGCCCGCGCCATCGTGGCCGTTTCCTATGTGAGCGAGTACGGGGACCGCAAATATGCCAAGGCGCCCAACCACTACAGCCTTGGGTGGCAGAACGTGCCGCAAGGCGAGCGCCGATTTGCCAACGCCGACGGCCGCCACCGTCTCAAAACAAAGACTGAGGGCGACTATGACAGCGAAAGTGACCTAGCGCACCTCGCCCACAAGGCCTGGAACGCCATGGCGGAGCTGGAGTTGGCCCTGAAAAGCGGCCGCGTGGAATGCCGCATCGGAAACGAAATCAAGGACGGCGCTCCAGTGCCGGGCACCTTCAAGACGGTGAACCTGTGAACCCCGCCAACGCAAATCTGCAGCCGTCGCCCTGGCTTATAAACTTCGTCAAGCTGTACGAGCGCTTCCGCCCGACGGCTTACAAGCCCACCGCCAACGATAAGTGGACGTGCGGCTGGGGCCACACCGCCGGCGTCTCTCAGTTCACGACGTGCGACACGCCACTAGCGGAAAGCTGGATTCGGCAAGACCTACGCGACGCGGTGCTAGCGGTTAAGAACATCGTCACGGTGGCCCTGACGCAGGCGCAGTTTGACGCCCTGGTGTCCCTGGTGTTCAACGCCGGCCCCGATCCTCTGCACAAGACCCTCGGCACCAAGCTGAACGCCGGGGACTATGTGGGCGCGGCCGCCGAGTTCAAGCGGTGGGATCGCCAGGCCGGCAAAGAGCTGGCCGGGCTGGAGAAACGCCGCGTCGCGGAGGCCCAGCATTTCGCCGGCAACGATAACATGGCGAGGGCTGTGGCGTGACCGCCTCTGGACGCGAGAAAATCTATAGGGCCGCGGCGAAAAACCCGAACTGCCCGCCGGAGGTGGTGAAGCGCTACCAAGGCCTCATGCAGCCATATTGTCATGGAGGTGACGGCTGCGTGGCCTGCTGGGATAAGTGGTATGTCGTCAGGGCGGGGCATGTCGAATGATCCTCTCCCCCGACTATACCCAAGCCGGTTGGGAACTTGGCAGCGCGTGCTTCGGGCTGCTGAACATCCGCGCCGTCCGCCGGTCCAAGAGTATCGCCGGCGTCCATTGGGCGCCCACCGCATTCTTTGCCGCGTGGGGACTCTATAATCTCTGGTTTTACAGCGCCCTGCACCTCCCCGTGTCCTGGTGGGCCGGGATCGCCATAACGGTGGTGAACCTGACGTGGCTTGGCCACCTGGCCTACTACGGCATTGCGAGCCGTCACCACGGCGCGGGCTATAAGCTGGGATTCAACGCCGGCTATAAGACCGGCATGGGGGACGGGCTGGCGATCGCAAAGACCGCCGTGGAAGCCAATGCTTCGTGAAATGAACACGGTGGGCATGGTGGCCCAGCACTGGGAATGCTCCGCCCGCACCGTGCAAAACCGCATAAAGTCCGGCGCACTCCCTTGTCTCCGCCTTGGCGGCCTGGTTAGGCTCACCCGGGAACAGGTGGAAGGTTACGAGAAATCATGCACCAGCTCTGGAAACGGCCAAATGGCGTCTGGTACATCCTCCACGGGCCGCGGCTGCGCCGGCAAATCTCCACGGGCTCTAAGGATCGCCGGCACGCCGAACAGGCACTTGCGCGATTCATCGCCACCGAAGGCGAGCACACCGGCGAGCGAGTGACCGTCGGCGCGGTCCTTGACGGGTACTACACCGCCAAGGCTGTAAAAGTACGGGCTCCTGAATCCATCCGTTTCGCCGTGCTGGGCCTCGCCCCACTTCGTGACCTTTACCCCACACAGCTCACCCCGCCTGTTATAGGGCGCTGGGCGGCCGCCCGCGGCGTGGCCGACGGAACGGTGCTCCGCGAGGTGGGCGTGCTCCGCGCCGCCCTGGCGTGGGCTGTAGAGCACCAGTGGATTGACGAGCTGCCCAAAATCTCCAACCCGGTGAAAATCCCGCCGGCCAAGGAACGCTGGATCACCAAGGCCGAGGCCAGGGCGCTGCTGGAGGCCTGCCGGGAGCCGCACATGCGGGTGTTCATAACGCTGGCCCTGATGACGGCCGCCCGGACAGGCGCCATCTTAGAGGCCCGCTGGAGCCAGGTGGATTGGGACCGGCGGGTGCTCAGCTTCGGCCGGGGCCACGGGAACAAGCGCCGGGCGATCGTACCCATAAACCCGGAGCTGCTGCTGACGCTCCGCGGCGCCAAGGCGGTGGCCTGCTCCGACTCCATTGTGGAGTTCCGCGGGCTGCCAGTGCGGACGGTCAAGACGGGCTTTGCTGCGGCGTGCCGGCGTGCCGGGCTGGTGGACGTCACGCCCCACGTCCTGCGCCACACAGCGGCCACTTGGGCGGTGATGGACGGCGTTCCGCTCGCTCAGGTGGCGCGGATGTTGGGCGACACGGAGGCCACGGTGGAGCGCGTCTATGCCAAGCACGCACCCGAGTATCTCCGCGGCGCCGTGGGCGCCTTGCAGTTGCAAGGCAAATAGCTCCAGCGGCTTCCATTTGCGGCGGTTTGTGCGGCTTTTTCCCAGCATTTCCGCGTAACGCCGTGTCTTGGTAAGGGATAGGTCGTGAGTTCGATTCTCACCTACGGCACCATGTTTTCAAGGACTTAGCGTCATTTCAAGGCGCGAGTCACTCGCAACGGCCTTGCATTGCAAGGCACTTCGGGGGCGTGTTGTCCACACAGGCGCCCTCGCAGCGGCCTACGCCCTGCCAAGCGAAGCCGATGACCAACGCCACGGCGAGGCCAATCAGTATCCAGTCCCATGGATATTCGCGCATCCAGGCAGGCTAGAATCACTTGGGGGCGGCTGCAATCGCATCGTTGCGCTTGACGGCCGCGATCAGCGAATCTAGCTGCTGGCCGTTGCCGAAGCCGGCGGCGAGGTCTTGCGCGAGGGCGGTGGCCAGGGCAGACGGTTCATAGGCTGTGCAGGCGTCAGGAGATTCGCCGCTGGGGATGGGGAGACTATCGGCGGGGATACCACGCTCCCCGGCGGTGAGCATCCGAACAAAGCCATAAGTGATGCAGCCAGCATGAACAGCAGTGGCAGCCTGTTGATCCTGTGTAACGGTGACATTGGCGGGGGCCTCCAGTTTGAAATTGACGGACACCGCGTCCAGCTTCCCGCGCAGGTAGGCTTGCGCCACTGCGTCGGCCTGGTTTGCGCTGTCAATTTTGGTTTGCTTCGCGGCCGCGGCCTGCACCGCCACCGTCATGGCCTTGGCGTCGGCCGCCACCAGCTTTTCATAGGCGCCCAGCTCGAAACGGTAGCCGGCGTAAGCACCAGCGCCGGCCACGATCGCCACGCCCACCAGGGCAATGAGGGCCTTAGCTGCCAGGGTTTGAGGCGTCGGAATTCCGAACATCGGAGTCTCCATCTTTCACGGTTACGCGGCTGACGCCGGCGGCAATGAGGCAGACGAAGGCGCCACCGGACGCGGCGCTTAGCATCCAGGCCGGCAGGTGGACGGACAGGCCGGTGCGATCGGCCGCCAGGACAGCGGCCTGCATGGAGCCGCCCAGCGCGAGGAAGCGCATACTTCCCCACTTCCAGGCCTCATGGGCATCATCGGTGAGCCGGCGGCCGAGCATAGCGGGTCCAAACGAAAAGGCCCCGGAACATACGCCCCGGGGCCTTGACGTGTCAATGTGACGTGTCGCCTAGAAAGGCTTGACGTCGGAGGCCCAAGCCCAGAACTGCTCTGCCACTTCAATGGCCTGTTCCGGGCTTTCCGCGATCGGCGCCACGATACCCAGCAGCGCCACGCGGGCCGCCACAAGGCGGGCGTGCGACGTGTCCGGCACCTTCACAGCTTCCACATGGGTCACATGCGGCGTGCCGTGGATCGCCTCCGGTGCGGGCGCGGGGGTGCGGCTGCGGCGGGTCTTGGCTTCCACGGGCGCCGGAGGCTCCGGGTCCGTGCGGACGCCGTTGCTGTGTTCCGGCGCCGGCTCCTGGCCGTGCTCCTGCTGAATGCTTTCACGCAGCTTGGCGACGCCGCCGGAGAAGGCGCCGCGCGCCTCGTCCGAGCGAGTCCCGGTGAGCTGGGCGGCGATCCGCTCGCGCTGGCCGTCCACGGCATTGTCCGCGGCATCGTTGGCCGGCGCAGCATTGCCGACCGGGGCACCCCAGCCACGACGCGGCGCGGGGGCTGCAGTTTCCTGTGTCTGCTGGTGGCCGGTCTCCGCCGGTGCGGCCGCTCCAGGGCGGGACAGTTTCATAACCACGCAAGTCTCCTGTTTCTTCGGTGCAGCGTCTCCCCGAGCTGCCAGGGTTTCGGCATTCCGCCGAATTTCAGCGTTCAGAGCGCGTAGCAAGCTGCTCTGCGTCATTTCTTTATTGCACAGTGCCGCGTATTTCAACTCATCTATGGTATCCTGCATCACCAATAGGTGGTTAAACACTTGCACAGCGCGCGTGCCGTCGCGCCAAATGCGGCGAATAAACTGGTCGTAAAGCTCATAGTCCCAAGTAATCCCGAACCAGCACACATTTGCCGCTGAGGCGCCCTGCATGTTCAGCCCGTGGCCGGCGCTGGCCGGGTGGGCGCACAGCAGCGGCAGCTCGCCCCGGTTCCAGGCGGCTATCCAGGCGGTCTCCTGCTTCGACGTGGTGCCTTTGCCGAGGTAGGGAATAACCTTCTGTTTTGTCTTGGGGTCCACCACGCCGAAGCGCTCGCGCAGGCGCTCCAAATCGTGGTTGAATTCATAGGCGATAAGCAGAGGCTCGCCGTTCAGCTCCTCCAGCAAGTCCTCAACGGCATCCAGCTTTTCGTCATGGACGAAGCTAACCGCTTCCTTGTCATCGCCCACATAGACGGCACCATTGGCCATCTGGGACAGCTTGCTGTAGCAGGCCGCCGCGTTCGCCGCGGTCACGATACCCTCCGGCAGGGTGGCGATCATGTCCCGCTTCATTTTGTCGTACAGCTTCCGGCCGGCGGGCTCAAAAAGCAGTTCGTGGGTGACGTCCACCAGCGGCGGGAGCTGGGCATAATCCTCCTCCAGCATTTCAAACCAGTAGGGCGCCAGGCGCTCCAGGATGCGGCGCTCTGCCCCGGGCATGAGGTCATAGGTGAAGCCGTCCCAGCCCAGCGTAAAGTAATTGTCCCGGTAGTGGGTGACGTAGCGGCCGAGCGCGGCGCCATCGTCAAGCATGAGCTGCTGGCCGAATAGGTCCATATAGCCGTTGGGCGCGAGCGATCCTGTCAGGCCCCAGCGGTATGGCGTCTTTTCGATCCGCGGCCGCAGCTTCTTATTTCGCTCCGAGCCGCTGTTTTTGAATTTGGTGAGCTCGTCAATCGTGACGATTGTAAAGGGCAGGTTGCGGCCGAAATACTTGGCGCAAAGCCAGTCCACGCCCTCCGGGTTTATCAGCCAAATGTCCGCGTCATCGTTCAGCCGCTCATCCTTCTTGGGGCCGTGCAGCAGGCTGAACTTGAGGTGCCGGAACTGCTCCCACTTGAGCGCCTCCTGGCGCCACTGCTGGCGGCAGACGCGCAACGGCGCAATGACGAGCATCGTGGCCTCGGGATCGCGCTCCCGGACTCTGCAGAATGCCTCAAGCGTGATGGAGGTTTTACGGCCGCCCGGGCGGAGTGGCAGCCCCGCGGAGTACCGCGTGGCGAGGAAATCCGCCGCCCGGTCCATGTAGGGCAGCGGCGTCCAGTGCGAGTAGGATGGCGCTGCGCGCCGCGTCGCTATCGCTGCTCCAGCCCACGTCATAGCCCAGCTCCGCGAGGCGCTGGATGCGGTGAGCCTGCAGCGGCGTGGGCTCTTTGCCCGGCGCCTTGAATTCCCAGAACAGCGGACGCCCGCCCGGAATCAGAAACATATCGTCCGGGAAGGCCCGCTTCACCCCTGGTCGAAATGACATGCGCTGGTGCTCGACGCCGAGCCCCTTGGCCCAGCGCACCACCGGATCGCGTACCTTGGCCTCGGGCGTTGACATGCCCGGAGCATAGCGCTCCTAATTCGTAAAGACAATTTTCTTGGCTTGCAGCATGGACTCCGCGATCGTGCGGGCCATTGCCTCGTTTTTCAGCGGGATTTCCATGAGCACCAGCGTTGTGGCCTCCTCCGTCACAGCGGCGCGCTGTGCCTTGGGCGTGATGGGCTGGGTGATGGTCGGAGACGCCGCCACGGCGCGCGGCGCGGCCGAGGTGGAGACGTCGCCAAGGTGTTCCAGAACGGCACCAGCGGCCACTTCTACTGTCTTTGAAACAATCCCATTTTGACGCGCTTTGTGCAGCGTCGTGGTGCTGGTGCCAACCTCTTTGGCGGCCTTCGTCACACCGATTTTCTCCATGAGGTGCAGGACGTTGACCGGGTTGGCGGTCTCGCCCTTCACGCGCTTTTTCTTCATGTCTTGTCTCTCCTTCTGGTTGACGCAGTGCAGCGTCGTACCTCGGTGAAACGCACGAAGCAAGCCAAATCGGCATAACATGTGTTAAATTAACACATTTCTTTGTCATGGTGCTACCCGAAAGCACACTTTCCGCCCCGGGACTTCGCTATGGGGCAAAAACGGCACCTCTGGTTAGGTCGCGGTGCAAAGATCGTGTCACTGAACATTTTGCCCACGCGCTTTTCAAAGTCCGCTTTGATGCTGGGCACCTCGTCCTTGCGGACTTCGGCTATCTCCTCCTCGCCGTTGTCCAGGTAGGCGAGGCGCACAGTGACATGGGTAAGCATCCGGTAGCGGCCGAACATGGCCACCGCCTGCGATTTCATCTGGTCCATGTTTGAGCCGTATTTCTTGCCCGTTTTCCAGTCCACAGCCTCGGCCGTGTTGTCCTGATAGATCAGGCCGACGTCCAGAATGCTGCGAAACCATGTGTCGCCACCAAACCAGCCGGTAGGCTGCCAGTTGGCGGTAAAGCCCCACTGTTGCTCCACCACCTTGTCGGGGAATTGGCTGATTTCGCTAATGATCGTTTCCATGCGCGGGAACACCAGCGCCTCGCGCGGCACGCCGTCCGCCTTGCCCTGCAGGAAATTGGCGATCCCGTCGTGCAAATCCTTGCCGCGTTTCATCGCGGGCGTGTCATCCGTCGGGATGCTCTTGGTGATGAACTTTTCCTTGGCCAGCAGCGGGCATTCCTCCCACTGATGCAGCCGGCTGTAGCTCCAAGCCGTGAATTTATTGGCCATCTGGCACCTGTCGCCTTTCGTGTTCCGCGGTCCAGCGCTCATAAGTCACCACGTCGCTGTCCCCGGTGATGTCCACCCCGGCCGATCGGGCGTCTAGCATCTGCGCCAGGGTGGGCGCGCGGCCTTCAATGTGCACATGCTTGAACAGCCCCATGGGCAGCCAGGTGCCGCAGCCGCATTTCCACTCGTGCCTCAGGCCCACAGCCGCTCCTCCACTTCGTTCACCAGCGGCAGGCCCTTGTAGCGGAGGGTTTCCTGGCAGCGGTATTCTTGCGCGTCGGCGCTCAAGCCCTCGCCCGAGCTCAGCGGAATCCCGCGCCGGCGCTTGTCCAGCTCTGGGTGGTGTTCGCAACAGCGGCAGGGTGACACTAGGCGCATTTTTTCAAAGTCCCCCAATTCGGTCCCTCTTTGCCGCTGGATCGCATCGGCACCGTCAACCTACTAGCCTCCATGGCATCACGCAATAGCGCCATGTGCCTTTCTTTCTCCTCGGATGGCGCACTGATATTGATTTCGTCATAGACTGTCACCAGGAAACGCGCCTGTGGCTCCTTGACACGGTTCCACTGGATTATGGCCTCTTTGGTGAGGTCCGCCGCGCTGCCCTGCACAGCGTAATTTATCAGCTTGTATTCATAGCTCTGCATCCGGCCGCGCTCTTTGTCGAAACGCGGCGCCTCGGGATAGTAGAGTCGCCCGCCCCATGTGCGGATGGGCTCGCCAGCCCGGACAATTTTAAGAATTTCATCGTTCAGGATTTTGCGGCCTGGCAGGCCCTTCTCATGGAAGGCTTTAAAAGCCTTGGCCTCCGCGTAGCTGCAGTTGAGTTTCTTCTGTGCAGCCGGGACGCCGCCGCCATAGATCGCCTGGAAGTTCAGCACCTTTACCTTGGTGCGCTCCAGCTCTTGGCCGGTGAGACGCAGGAGCTCCGCGCCCACCACCGCGTGCGGGTCAATGGCCGGGTCCGCTTCGTAGGCGCTCCAGAGCCGGCCCTGCTCGAAATGGGCGAACACCCGCATTTCCTGGCCGTCAAAGTCCCGGTGGAGGAAGGTGTGGCCCTCGTCCGGCAGCACATAGCGCCGGCACAGCGGCAGGTTTAGCACATCCAGGAATTCGGGGTGCAGGTAGCCGTCGGTGCGGCCCTCAAAGTCTTTGCTGATATTCAGGAAATTGTGCTTGTCGGTGCTAGGCCGGCCGGTGCGCGTACCGCCCTCGGGGTCACGGACTTGGTTCCAGTTGGTGGTAATGTGGCCGCGGTTGCCCTCCGCTTGCGCCAGCCACGGCTCCATGAACATGCGCAGGCAGGTTTTGAGCCGGTTGCGGTAGCCCAGCGCACTGGCGATCGCCGCGCCGTTGGGCCCGGTGAACATGCGCGGCAGGAGATTGTCCTTTGACATGGACAGGCCGCCCTCTTTGGTGGTCTGCCAGTCCTCATCCTTCACAATCCCCATTCGGGACAGGGTTTGCGCCACGTCCTGGTCCGCGTCGAAGTTCAGCGCCGGCGCCAGAAGCTCTTTGCGCAGCCAGTCCTCCGCCTTGCGGAAACAGCTCTGGTAAAGCCCCACGTCCACGCGGAGCCGGTCCACGTCGCACCGCATCCCCTCGCGCTCGTTGGCCAGCAGGATGGGCATAAGCTCGCGCTCGCGGTCATAGGCGGGCTCCATTCCATGGTCCACCACCAGCGGCGCCAGGTGGCGAAACAGCCCGTCGGTGCGCTGTATGTCGCCCACCGCGTACTTGCCGGCGATGTCGCCCGGCGTGGCGAAAATCCACATGCCGGTCTTGGTCTTGGTGATTTTCTTGGGGGTTTTGAATCGGCCGGCGGCCTTGTCCCACTCCCGATTCCACGGATAGGCGGCGAGGAGCTGGGCGCTGCGCTCCATGATCCAGGCCGCCATTTCGTCCTTTTCCTCGGGCGGCCACTGCAGCAAATCCTCCGCCAGCTCTTTCAAGCCGAGGTGGCGCGCGTGCGGATCGCACAGATAGGCGAGAAACTGCGTGTCGTGGAGCCGGTCCCATGGCAGCATGGGGAGCTCAAACCATTCCGTCGCCACCTCCACGTCAAATTTCGCGTTGTGGCACAGGATCGGAATTCCGCTGTCCCAGACGCGGCCGAGCTCGCGCAGGGCATCCTCCGGGGTGCAGTTGTTCGCCGTCGGGTGGCCCCAAGCGAAATAGCGCTCCGGCAGCCAAGGGGCGCGCAGGGCCATCCCCACCGGCCGCGGCGGATATTCCGGCCGCTGCTTTATCGGGAAGGTCTCAAAGTCCAGCGTGGCCCATTCGGCGGGGATCACAGGAAACGCTCCTCAGATAACTTCAAAAAAGTGAAGGATCAGCGCGACTAGAAAGACGCCGCTGCTTATCCAGACAAGCCAGCAGATGAAATCTTCCATCAGGTACTGATGCTCAGACTTCACGAAAATCGCTCCCTTGGTGTCAGCTATCGAAGCCAAAGACGACGCGTTCTGCGCCCGCCGCCTTCAGCTCTTCCAAATCTTTGAAAAACGCGGGGCCGAGAAATTCCCGAAAGGTGGTTTTCTCGCCTTCGCCCGGTTCGCATGTGACAGCCCCGCTGGTCACGTTGGGGGCAATCTGGCGAGTGACGCGGCGATCCTCCATCGGCTGGTCGTAATCGAAGGCGGTTAGTTCCTCGACCGACAACCACGAATAGGAGTGGTCGCCCAAATCCTCGCCGTCTGACGGGCTGCCTTCCGGTAGATCGCGAGGCTGAGACAGCGGCGGCACAGCGGAGTAGTTACGCACATCGGCAAGAAAGCCGAACATGCCGTACTGTCGCCAATCGAATGGATGCAGGTCGGGTATGACTTCCCATTTCCCGTTGATCCGCTTCTCAGCTTGGCTATGAATGTCGCATCCCATTTCAGGCTCCTCAAAAAGTAGGTTTCTGCTGACGGATGGCGCCGCAGGTGCACTCCCACGGGTACTGGTCTAGGTGCCAGTCACAGTCCGCGGCGTGCTTAGGGGGTGAAAAAGTAGGGCTTTCAATAGCGGTAGATTGCCGAGCCGGGGCGACGCTGCGGCCAGGAGCTTTTTGTGACTCACTCATCGGACACGTCCACGCCGGCCTCTTTAAGGGCGGCTATCAGGGCAGCGGCCGGCGTGTCGCCGTGTCCGTCGTAAATCGTATCTCCAGGCTCCCACCCTCGCTGTGCCAGCATCGCGCCCCACAGGGCGGCGCCACGGTGCTCGCCCAGCGTAACCAGCCGCAGCCCCACCTCGGGCAGTGCGGCCAAGAGCTCATCGGTAGGGTTGGCCACAGGCTTAGCCCTTGGCGATCGGCTGCCCGGTCTCGCGGGCGTATTGGTCGGACAGTTCCTTGGCGCGCTTGGGATTCGCGTTACAGAAGTCCTCAACTTCCTTGCGGAATGCTGCCTGCTGGCTCCGCGCGATCGCTCCCGCCAGTGCTAGACCGCTGGTCCCCACTAACAGCACTGTTTTGGTTTTGGTCATTGTCGGGCTCCAGATTCTTGAGGCGGGCCGCTTCGGCCAGCTTGCGGGCGGTCACTTCCCGCTCCATGTAAACAACGGCTTCGGGCGTGAGACGCAGGCCGGCGGCCAGCTTCACTTTGGCCCACGGCTCTTGGTCGTGATATGCCAGCCAGAGCTCGCCCACGCGCTTATTGAAGGCCTCGCGCTCCGCGATTTCCCCGGGCTCCTCCGGGGTGTGGCCGGCTGCGTTCAGCGCAAACCACTTCTTTGCGAGCTCCAGCAGGTTCAGCACGGCCGCGGTCTCCCGCCGATCATGTCGGACTTGACCACATAGACGCCGCCCTGCGTGCCCGCGGCGATCCACTGGCCGAGGAATTCAAACTCCACCCAGACTTTCGGATACAGGCCGCGCGCAGCCCAATAGGCTTGGATGCGGCCGGCCAGGCCATCGGCGCCGGCCTTGGTGAAGTTGTCGCTGTACTGCTGATGGGCGGGGCCGGGCTGGGCGGTTTGCATGGCGGTGTTCCTTATTAAAAATTGACGCTGGGCTATGTTGAGACCGAGGCCCGGCAGGCGCAGCGCCTCGGCTAGTGCTGGTCTCACGCGCGACGCAGCCCGCGCAGCCCGGCCGGCTTGTTCTGTTGCTGCTGGTCTTTCTCCTGCGGGGGCTGGTAGCCGCCGATTTTCGCGGCCATCTGGGCGTCGTGGCGCTCCATGATGATTTCCGCGATTTCGTTCGGCACCACCTCCAGCATTTCAAAGCAGACTTTGAACTGCGCCTTTTCATCGGGCTCAATGAACACCCGAGCAATGACGCCGTGTGGCGGGCGGCGGTGCGTGGCCGCGACGTCGGACACAAATTTGAAGTAGTTTTTCACGCTCAGCACCGGGAGTTTGAGCTGCGCAATGTCCGCCGTTTTGAAGTGGGCGGGATCGGTGAAAATCTCCAAATCCATGTCCTTGCTGTTGCGCTTGGGCATGTAGTAGCCGGCCGGCAGGATCGCCAGGCGGGCCCTGTTCTTGCAGGCCTTGCCGCGGCCGGTCTCCGCCGATCCGTACTCATTCAGCGGGCAGGTTGCGCAGCTCTCTGATTGCGGGACGAAATAGTCCGGGAAGGCGTCCATGGACGGATGCGGCGCCATTTCCTTCTGTTCATCCAAGCGGCCGAAGGCATAGCAGCGCGGAGGCTGCTTGCTGTCCGGGCCGTACTTGCCCTCATAGGCGGTATTTTCCAGGATCGCGTCCAGGACAATGACGCACACCTGATTGCCCGGCATTTTCTCCTCGCCAAAGGTGAGAATACCGCCCTTGGTGGAGAGGAAGGTGCCACCAGTTGCGGGGATTTCAGCGGCCGCCTTGGTGGCTTGCTCCTCCCACTTTTTGGAAATGTCCACCGGCAGATTGCGATTGTCAGACATGGGTTGCTCCTAGATTTTCGTGATAGAGAGTTTCGGGACGTGCACCTTGGCGACGCCGGGCACTTCCACCCCGTCCGCCCACATGTCTGTGATGGCCTTTTCGCCCAGACGCTTTTGGAGCAAATCGAAGCGGTCATTTTGCTTGATGAATTTCCACACCGCCGGCCAGCCGCCCTTTTCATCGGAGACTTGGGGCTTGGTGTCCGTGTTAATTTGTGCGCGATAGCGCAGGCCGCTGGCGCCCGTGTCGCCCTTGGGCAGCGTGCGGATAATGTGTTCCTGAATCTCGGTCTCGCGGGCTTTGATCGCCTCGCATTCCTTCTCCATCATAAGGCGCAGCTCGCGCACATCGTGGAAAAGGTCCGCGCACCGGCCGAGGCTCTTGGGCATCGGGGAGCCCAGCGCCAGCGGGTCCAGCGTTTCCACAGCCGCTTTAGCTTCCTCGTTGCGCGTCTGCTGGGCTGCAACGTGCTCCGGCGCGGCCACATGGCTTTGGCGTGAGAGTTTCATAGTCCTGCGTCTCCGGTTCCCTTACAGGCGCCACATGTCACAGCGCCAACCCTAGATGGCACCTTGCCACGTCCGCGGCACTGTGCACAAGCATTATTTTCCCCTGTGGCAGCTTGCCGCAGCACCTCGCGCGCCTCCTTAATCTGGCGAGGCAGGATCACGGGGGCGTCCTCCAGGGCGATGCGCGTATCCGGGTGGTGCGTAACCAGCGCCCGGCGGTAAGCCCTTGTAATTATTGCCTCTGTCAAGTCACAGGCGGCCTTGTCCAGGCCTAAAATGGTGCGGGCTTCAACAGGGGTCATTCGCATGGTGTCACCGTGATACGGTAGCGCACACCGTGCAAGTCCGTTGCCACTAATTCGCTGTTTCGGTGAATTTCTGCACCCCAGCCAATGGCGGCCAGCGCATAGCGGATGAATGCGAGGAGTATCATGCCACCCTCCCCTTGGGCTGGCGGAGCTGGGCATAGGTCGGCCAGTGCTGCATCAGGCGCTCAAAGTCTGCCTGACTGAGGGCCTCGCCCCATTCGTCAAAGTCCGCCACCACCAGGAATTGGCGGAATTGGCCGTGCCAGAAAAACCCGCGGGGATCGTCCTTGCAAACCAGGTACGGCACGCCGGCATCGCGGAGTTGGCGCGATAGCTGCCCGGGCGGCGTGTTCTTGTCGTACCGGGTGCCGAGTTGCGACGCCACCAGATTGGGGAAAATCATGGCCAGCTCGCGCGGCTCGTACCACGGCCGAATCTGTAGGGCTTTAATTCCCTCTAGCGTCGCGTTGGCCGCGCCGTGCAACATGGTGTTATTGTTCAGCAGCGCCGCTTGCGCCCACGCCACAGCTTGGTCCAGCCAGAGCATAAGGGTGTGCTCACCGCCCGATCGCATTTCATTGGCGATTTGCTGAACGGCCGTTAGGGACTCGGTATAGGCCAGGTGCTTTTCCGCCGTCATAGGCGCGTGGGCGGGCGGGCGCCAGCCTTTAAGGTCCAGGTTCAGCAGGTAGTCCAGCAACCACTTGGGGCCGCCGGCATCGCGCCAGGGCACCAGATAGTCCAGATAAAACGACTCCTCGCGGGGCTTGGGACAGTCCACCACAATCATGCGCCGGTCGTCCTGCGAGAAACTGCCCACCGCGCGCTTGTTGGACGTGATGATAAATTGGAAATAGGTCGAAATCTGGCGGGCCGGCCTAAATTTCTCGTTCATGTCCCGGCGCTCGTCGGAGATTAGGCTTTTCAGCTCCTCGCTGGCCTCCTCTATGTCCTGTCCCTTGGCTTCATTCACCACCACCAGCAGGGATTTCTCCATCCAGCCCTGGAACACACCCTTGAAGGCGGCCGGGTTTACCACTGTGGAGTAAGGCGCCATCGCCCTGCGCAGTATGTCGCCCCACATGGTTTTTCCGCAGCCCTGTGGTCCCAGCAGCACCAGCGCCAGCGCGAATTTCTCTTGTGGGTTTTGAGCCTTGTAGGCCATGAGTTTCAGCGGCAAATCGCGGTGCGCGGCCGGCAGGTTTTGGAAAAGGAATTCCGTTAGGTCTAGGAACGGCTTGACGTCGCCCGGCTCTTGGCCTTGCCAGCCGGTCCACATGTTCAGCGCCGGCGTTCCCTGTTCCGATCGCACCACCCGATCGCCGCCGGGCCGGAATAGGAGCTGGCCATAGCGCTGGGCGTGCGGGTGGCGCAGCCATTCCGCGGCCACGCTGATTTTCTTGGGATCGCTGCGCTGCTTCCCGCCCACGCCGATATGAGTCAGGGCGGAATAGCGGGAGCCGTTCATAAAGTTGTCTTTCTTGATCCAGTCGCACTCCTCCAAATCCCAAACCATGCCGTCCTTTTCGATCCAGGCCACATGCTGATTCAGGCTCACCACCTTGGCGTCCAGGGCGCCGAGGAAGGGCGCGCTCTCCACCAGTCCGTCAAAGGCCTCGGGCCCGTAGGTGAGCAAGAAATCATCCAGGCCCACCTTCTTGTCCCCGTCGGGCGGGAGGCGGAGGAGAAATCCCTGCGCGCCGCGTTTGCGCTGCAGCTCGTCAACCAGGCGGGACTCGGCTGTGAGAATGTTGGGGTTAGTGGCCGCGTCGCTGTCAAAGCACATGTAGAATTTGCGGGCCCGCCACTCAGCGGCCGCCAGCTCTGGCATCAGCTCCTCGCCGCCGTTGGTGAAGTTGAACACACCGCCCAGCCCGATCACCGGGTATCCCAGTGCGCAGCCGGCAATGGCCTTCTTTTCGCCCTCAGTAATGATGATTGGAATTTTCGGATCGGCCAGGACGCGCGGCCAGTCTATCAGCGGGCAAAAATAGGCGCGGGTGCCGGAGTCCTTGGGCTGGGAATATCGCCGTGGCTTGGGCTTGGAAAAGCCGCTGCCTGCGTTCTTGGGGTCCATGTGCCGGATGCGGCAGAACGGCAGGGCTTCGTTCCCGCGTTGGAACGTCATCAGCTCGCCGGTGGGATGATAGTAGGGGATCACCAGCGCCGGCCCCGGCTCAAAGTCCGGGTAAACGGTGCTCGCATCCTCCACGTCAAACAGACCGCAAGTAGCTGCGTCCTGCTCACTAATCCCGGAACGGGCAAGGTCCGCTGTGGCCGCCGGCTGCATGGTGCTGTGTCTCTGGCCCCGATTGAAGGGCCAACCTAGAGACTGTCACAGCGCTATGTCAAGGCGCTACCCATTGTCCGCGTGCGCGGCATAGCGATTCAGGGCTGCCAGAATGCCGGCTTTCGTGGGTGCTACCTCAATAGGCTCAGTTACCGCGGTGCCTTCCGGGTGATTTCCGCGCCACTTCGCGCAGAACATGCGGGCGGCGGCCTCGCTGGTATGGAACTCATATCCTGCGCTGCAGCCTTCGTCCGTCTTGACGGCCGTTCTATAGAACTTCATCAGCTTTTCTCCGGCGGAAACTCGCCACGCCGTGCGACGATGCTGCGGCCACTAAAGCTCCGCTCGAATTCGGCGCGCGTCATGGTTTCGTTCACTTCCACCGCCTCAATACTGGCGTTGTTCAGCCAGGGCAGCGACTCGCTATCCTTGAACCAGGGGGTCCACTGCCCGCCCTGTCGGAACCGAATTTGGCGCTCCATCAGCTCACCTCCGCCAACAGCTCGCCACGACGGGCGGCCCGGCACTGCATCAGCTCAAACCGGCACTTGAACTGGTCGCCCGGCGCCAGGGCCCGGAAAATCCGCCCCAAAACCTCTTGGCGGTGCTGGTCCGATACCTTAACCCGGGCCAGCTCATGGGCCAAGGCTATGGGCAGCGGCCGGGATTTGACGGGTTCCCGCTGCATCGGGGTGGTCGTGTCCATGGTCTCAGGCTGCATTGTGTCGCTCCATCTCGCGGCAGATATCCACCCGCATCAGCCAGCCGCGTGTCAGGCTGCGCGAGTCAAAGGTTTCCAGGCTATCATAGGGAATGCGCCACGTCGCCTCGCCACCCCGCCGGCTCAGGGTAGGACGCAGGCCCCGCAGCCTGCGGTTTAACTCCTCCGTGCTCAGGCCGGATAGGGCGCGTTCTCCGTGGAACTGGACGGCAATCTGGGCCAGGGTGGTGGCCACATTGGGCAGCCCCGCTATCACCATGGTTCCGGGCTCGCCGGCCGTCTGCTCAGGGTCCGTGTCTGCTACCGGCTCATCCATTTTTTGGGCTGAGTAGATACGGAACCGGCAACGCCATTTCGCTGTCCGCCCGTCCATCACCCCGCCGGCCATCGGCTCCTGGAACTGGTCGGCAATGCCACGCCCCAGCAGTTGCAGGGCTGTCCCGTTCTCCAGGTTAAAGTCCGCGGCGATGCTGTCGGCCGCCTCGCGCATGTGGTCCATGATCGCCACCAGGGCGGTGGATACAGCGCTTTTAAGTCTCAGGTTCTCAGGGTTCATTGTTAAGTCCCTCTCCGATTCTGTAGTTTATCCGGGTGGCATAGCGGCCCATCCGCTCATTCCATCCGCGCGCCACCAGCCCAGCCCGCGCGGCGCGGCCGGCCAGCGGCTCAACGGAGTCGGGGTATGGGCGCTCCTGGCCAGGCTGGGCGATCGCCAGCCATCGCACAAAATCCTGCTCAGCCTGTGTCATGGTCTGCTCCTGTTGGAGGCGTGATTCCTGCTTTGAAGTCTAGGCGCGGGTAGGCCAGGCGATACCGCGCGGCCACCGGCTCAGCCTCTTTTTCGTCGGCAAAGGTCAAGAGGCCGGGCCGGACGGCCGCCCATGACCCAGCGCCCACGCGGGCCCAGAGATACAGCCGGGCTGTCATGCTGCCAGCTCCCCGCTTTGCGCCAGCTCTGTGGCTGTGGCGACATGATCCCAATTTGGGATGTCAATGCGCAGCACCTCGCGCCCTGTCACCCAATAGGGTTCGCATCGCTGGGACACTGTGACAGGCTTTCCGCGCCTCATGCGCTGCACGTCCCGGTACTCTGCCCAGCTCCCGGACTCCCATCGGACAGCCCGCACGCGGGCGCGACGTTCGCCCTCCACCCAATCCCATTCAAAGAACACTAGGACGCCATCGCGGCCGCTGCAGCTCCAGCTATAGGACCGGGCCGGCCGCGTGCCATCCACCTTGGGAACTTCCACCCCGTCCCGCTTGGCCAGCCAAGTGGCGTAGGCCAGCGCCGTGGCCTCCTCATGCTCCTGGACATAGGCCCGGCTTGTGCTCATGGCCGCGCGCATGGCGGCCAGCATGGGCGAGCTAGGCTTGAAGTTCAGAAGGGTGGGCACGCCGTCGCCCATCAGTACGCGCACCATTTTGTTGCGGGCCATCACACCACCCCCAAGGCTAGAAGGAACACAAAGGCGGCCGCAAAGCACAGCCCGCCGGCCTTCAAATCTGTGAGGGTGGACGCGGCGCAAGCTGCATCGGCCGCCGCATCGCGGGCCCGGGTTAGCGCGTATCTCATGGCGCGGGTATTGGCCACGCGCGGGGTGTAGGTCATGGGTCTCATATCACCACCTCGCGCCGCGTGACGGTCTTAACCCACGCCACCTCGAATCCGAATCCCTTGGCGGCCTGAACTGCGGCCGTCGTTTGCTCCCGCCAGTCCAATGCGCGCGGTGCACCTGTTACGCTGAATTCCACTGTGACGGGCCCAAAGGCCGCCCGCCGATCGCGGCGCGCGTGCAACTCGGCTCTAAATCCCTCTCTCATGGCGTGCTCCTCATGGTCTCAAGTCCAGGGCCCGCGTTCTGCAGGGCCCCAGCCTTGAAACCACTAGGCGGCGATCAATGCCATTTCCGGCTGGCGCAGGTCAGGCATAAGCAGCCCAACCGCCTTGGCCTTCATAGCGGCGCCGGTTCCGAAATTGGCGGACAGCACTTGAGCCTCCACCTTATTCTCACCCCGCACGCTCTTTTCATGGTCCACCCACCGGGTGATAGAGTTCAGGGCGGTCCATGCCGTGCCGGGCTGCGTTCCCTCGGCCACGGTCTCTCTGTAGGCCTGTCCCAGCTCTTTAAACTGGTTCATCTTGCGCGTGCTGATGTCCGGCTGCTTCGCATCAAAGGGGATGTCCAGCATCGCCTTAAAGAAATTGGACACATCCGCCTGACTCTGCTGGATCGCCACCATTCCCTCGGCCATGGCCTTATAGTGTTCAAAGCCGGCCGCGATCGTGGCCAGTTCGCGGCCCACGCGCACCGCGTCAAAGCGGGTATTGTGGCGCGTGCGGATAGTGGCCTTTTTGTCGCTCAAAGCCGCGTCCAGGGTGTTATTGCAAACAACCCGCGTCATGGTGGCCTTGTTGATCGTGGCGCCGCTACCGTCGAATGTGGTGGTCATAAGCAGCCGGGCCTTATGCTCCTCCCCCACGATATTCAGGGAGTCGGCATAGCTGGCCGTTGCCCAAATGATTTCGCCATTCTTGAGCGATCCCGCGACGTCCAGCTTAAAGCGCTCGTCCACCCCGATATACTGCTGGAACCACTCCAGCACCTCCACCGGCTGCACCGGCTGGTACTGGTCCGAGACATAGCCGAGGGGCCGGCCATTGTCGGAACGCACCACAAACTTGCGCTCCTCCACCACGCGCATCCGGGTGGAAGCGTCCAGGTGGTCAAACAACGGGCCCGACAAGGCGGCCAGTGCCGGCACCTTGATGGCCGTCCAGTCCAGCCCGGCGGCTGCAGCCCATTGCGGGATGGACATACCGTCCTGCATTTCCTGGCCAAGCCTGTGCCAAATGTCGGCGCGATCGCCAAGGAAAGCGATATTCGCGCGGCCGTTCGTCATATCAATGTTGTGAGCCATTACCCTATCTCCTAAGTGTGGCCGTTGCGGCCGGTTGTCGGACATGATGTCCGCCACAACCCCGCCTAGACGGGGCTGGGACTGGCACCCCACTAGACGGTCTCGAAAATCGGCCGCACGGTGCAGCAGATGGCGCCATATTCCTGGTCCAGCCGATCGGCAAAGCGGCGGGCCCTGGTGCGCTGCTTGGGGGAGTAGTGGTGCACCTCGCCGGCCCGCGCGCCCCGGTGCACTTTGAGCTCATAGCCCTGCACCGGATTAAAACCCTCGGGTGTCACTGTCATAGCGTCTCTCCCTGTCACTGCGCCACCATAAGGCACCATGACACAACGCAATGCAAGCGAAAAAGCACTGTGACACGGTACAATATAGTAGCATGACATGCGGCGCCGCGTCGCACCTTGCCACTTAGCTATTGACTGTTGAGGAGGGGTGGCCGGCCGGCGCCGATCGCGCGCCAGGTCTCGGCACTACTACGTTACCGGGTTGTTATGATAGCGCTGCAATGCGCGCCAATCTGGTGCACTTGGCCACTTCGTTGCTAAGTGCTTGATTCTGTGGGTATAGGATTTAAGACCTAGTAGCACTTGGCCGGTTTCATCTATTACCCCTCAAGAATGCTATTATATTATTATATTAGCATTGTTCATTTCTAATGATACGCGATAGCCTTTTGCTACTACGTTTCGTCGTTATAGTAGCACTCGCTTGCGCCAGCACCCTCCCGGGGGACGGCGCCCCAAGCACTCAGAGACGAAAATCCCCAGCACAATGCTACTACATTGCACTACGTCACCCTCGGGTAACGTGGAAACGTAGTAATTTCAATGGCTTAGCGTCTGAATGCGATTGCGTT